TCCAACACAAATGAGGTCGCGTTTCCCCCGTAGGCCCGGCCTTCTGGATGGCTAAATGGCTGGATGGATGGATGGCTGGACGGCTAGACGTTTAGACGGCTAAATGGCCAAATGACCGTAAAAAGGGCCGTGGGCACTGATAGGGTCAATCGGGCTGTAAGCCACGCCAACCGGGGTTTCCGCACATTACTTTATAAGAGAGCTTGTAAGGTGTCTGGCGGCGATCCGTCTACGACGGGAGAAGGAAAGAGACGTGGGGTATCTATCTTTTTGGATACGCCTATCTTTTTCTAGTCATCTATCTTCTTACGATGAGCTATCTATCTATCTATCTATCCAGCTATCCGATTATCTTCGCTTCGACGGATCGGCTATCGCCTTTCTTGTCTCCGCTACGATAAGGGAGCTATACTAAGGATTGTGTTATTGCTCTTTAAGAATGAGGTGAGATTATGGCTATACGTAATTGGGCGGCGGTGCTGGCCATTGTGGATAGTGTGGGGACTGAAGCGGCGTTATCCTTGCCGTATGTTCCGGCTGATGCTAACACTATGCCGGACCGGGCCAAAAGATATGCAATTGAGTACAACATACAACGGGGGAAGTATGGCGAGACCTTGCCGGAAGTACCGACGTCGTGCACTTATCGGGATTGATGTATCCGGGTATCATCCGCCGGCTGTGGTCCGGAACTGGTTAAGGGATACTTTAAGGGATGAATCCAAGGGACTAGCCGATCAGCTTATTTGTAAGCCGTGGGCTGTCTGGTTAGTTTGGGCGCATGATGAGATAGATAGTAAGCGGGTCAGTCTTCTGTGCTGTGTAGGGGAGCGGCAAGCCTTAACTATTATGGATAACGCGGCCCGGCTTGACGGGTATCTGTGCCGGCTGTATCAGTCCGATGGCGATGCGGTCGATATTAGTCATCTGTCCGAGTATAAATCGGTGCATAACTGGACCGGATACTGGAAGCATGTACACGGTGAGGATATGCCGATGACGATTAGTGATGACGGATTGAGAAAGCTGCGGGAGATGATAGCATGATGATAAGGGGCGGGGAGTGTATCCTTGCCCCTTTCTTTTTGTATTGTGGATCCCTGACGTTCTCCTGATCGGGCTTATGCACTCATGGCTGTGCGTTGGCTTGTCTTACGTGTGATTAGGTGTCTGGTGAGAACGTGGGAGATTATTTTCGATTATTTTTAAAATATCGCTTGCATAGTTCGTGAGGAGGCTATATAGTTAATTTCAACGGCGGGGTAGTGGGAAGACAAGCCGATAAAATAGGATTCCCTCCACATGGTCAGTTACCATAGGTCATCCGAGACACCAAACGGAATAACTAACAAGTAGTAACACCGGGGCAAGGAGGCCGCCTCGAAAGAGGAAAGTAGCTGGTAATGGCGTATGAAGCATTACCCCGGTGAGAAAGAAAGAGATTGACAAGTTCAGAAGTAAGCAGTAAGATGTAAATCAAGCAGTACGGGAGGAGGCGCAACGGAAGGCGCGACACGGCGGGGAGTGATACAAGGACGCGCCAAAGGGAGAACGGATAGGAACTGCGAACCCTTCCGGATACCCGCTACGGATAGCACAGTTTGCCGGAGTATGCAGACACGGTAAGCAAGAAAGAGATTGACAAGCTGGACAAGTTACCCGATAATAAGCTCAACGAATCGCAACGAGGAGAGAGAAATGACTTACTACGAATCAGCAGAGAACGAGATGATCACCGCAGCACGCGCAGAAAAAGAAGTGCGCCGCCACGGTTGCAGCGTAGCAGAATTTTACGCAGACTGCGGTACTCATGAGGAGTACGACGCACAAGCTGTGTTAGAATGGTTAGGGTACTAACAGAAAGTTTGAAGAAATAGGTTGACAAGTTAAGCAGTAAGCAGTAACCTAGAAAGCAAGCAGTACAGCAGTATCACAGCAGCCTAGAATAGGTTGAGTCGCACTCGGTGTGAATAGCTGACCTGACAGCGATATGGTTCAGGGGGGCCGGAGGATAGACAGTGACGTCGCCAATAAGCCCAACAAACGAAAGGTTTGTTAGTGTATCCTCACAGTAGGGTACAGCAACAAACTAACCGTAAACGCAACGTAAACGAGGCGCACCATGACTACACGTACAGAATACAACGGACACAAAAACAAAACTCACTGGAATGTAAGCCTTTGGATTAATAACGATGAGGCACTTTACCAGTTGGCAAGAGAATTTATCAACGATAACAATAACCGTAATGATGCGGCCCGCGCTATGGCGTTATTTTTAGCACAGTTGGGACAAGATAAAACGCCGGACGGATTCAAATACAGCGCTACGGCGATCCGCGCCGCTATGGTTGAGATGTAAGGAGGCACAGCATGAAACTTTCAAAACAGACCGCGACCGATATTAGAAGCGCACTCATTGGCAAGGACGTGCCAGCTATCGCAAAGGCTTATCAGGAAAAAGGTTTATCATTCACTCGCTTCATATGGGACGCGTATCACTCTATCGGCCACGCTAAGACCAACGAGATACTGACAGCTAACAACAAGCTGACAGTTATTGGTGGCTATGTAACCGATATTAATGACAGCCATATTGAAACAATGCTAAAACTAGCGTTCAAAGATTGTAAGTTTTAAGATAGCGGCATACAAATAAACGCAACGTAAATGAGGCGCACCATGAAAGTATTAATTTCTGCATTCCGTAAAGAAAACGATCTGTTAACCCATATCAATAATCACGCGGAATTATTCGACCGCATCACCGCATTAGGATTGACGCCGCAGCCCGTCGATGGCGTGTGGAAAGGTGTATCGGAGTTTTCTTACATGGTACACGGTGTTACCACAGCGATGCTCAAAGCGTTTTATGCAATGGCCCGCGACTACAATCAGGAGGCTATCTTGCTTGTTGCTGATGATAACCGTGCCGCAGTAGTGCCCACCGATGGCCCGGTGATGGCCCCGATGATTGACGTTGGCGACTGGAGGGAAGTAAGCAAAGAGATCGCGATACAATTTGACGGATACACCAAGACACGCGACGGCCGCTATTTTGTCGCCGCCACTCGTGAGCAGTTCGGCCTCGCCACTCGTCGGCTGTTAGCCACACAGATGGGCGTAATCGCTGCTAACGAATATGCAGCACGTGTAAACGCAGTGGGAGGATTATAAAATGCGCAAACTTAGTGAAATTGTACATCATACCAACGTATTCTATAACAGCAAGGGTTATCTGTGGATAACCCTGAAGGACGTGCGACCTGACGGGCGTCATCGTGTGGTAGTACGTAAAATGTACAGCAAATACGTTAGTAATTGGTCATTGGATACAGTACGCATTAATAACGAGACTTTTCAGATTGACTCACAGATTGACCTACAACCAACGGCAAGCCATTCCGCACCATATTTTTCTAACTGAATCCGGGCCTATGCCGCGCACTCATGGGCGGCATACACACGCAGTCAGATCACTCCCATTAAATGAGGACACAGAGCATGAACACAATAACATCCGGCCTTGCACTCATCGGCGCGATTATCGGCGTCGCTGTGTTTAACGCATTACCCTTGATTATTGGCGTGGCGGTCCTCAGTTGGTGGCTGTCATAATCCACGCACTCATAGCCACACTGTACGTTTCCCAATCGCATAAATCATTTTGAGATATACGCATATGAATATCAAAGAATCCGTATCCACAGAACGCGCCGCCGCCATACAGTACGCGCACGATAACCTATCACCGGATGCCTACTGGCTGTTCTGTGACCGCCTGCGAGAAACAGAAGACCTATCCCCGGATAATATCCACGCCCTTATTGTCGCAGTAGCGCAGGAGGTATCTAATGTTTGAGGCAGCGAACGACGACCATTACAACGAAAAAACAGCGGTGGAAGAGGCACAGAAGCGCCAGCGGGATATAAATATGGCCTACTATACACGCGTGCCGCCGTTTTACGTGTTCCAGCAAGGCGCTGGCGTAGGCGTATCCTTCGGTTATGTCACGAGATACGGTTACTCCCGTGTAGGTTATGCCAGCTATTCAGATGCGGCAGAGGCGGCAGAGGCTTATTCCAGTGAGGTAGAAAGATGACACAGCCTGTATATAACGTGTACCGGGGTACGGGCGTATGCGTCCGGATGACATACCGGGCTGTTCCGGGGGCCACAGTGTCCCAATTCCTCACTGACTCCGGCTGGCAGGATAGTCTAGTGACTGAACGCACTATTCGCGCCAGTCTCCCACTCGTGGCTAAAAACGTGAGGTTCAAGGCATGAAAATCATTAATCCGTTACATCTCATCCAGTTCGTGGTGGTTTACTTGTACACGTGGTACGCCCTACGCAGTGCGCCGCGTGTAGAAGGCTTTAACGTCGGCTGGAGTAGTCCGCACGATGACTTTCAGGTGTACTATAACGCGCAGGTCAACGTGTTAGGCGTAATCACACCAGCGCAGGACACTACATGGCAACCAGTCGGCTGGCGTGCGTGGTTCAACCTTGTCCGGGCATACGATGACCTGCTCGAACAGACCACAGCGGCGTTCATTGAAGCGTATCTCCCAGACTTCGCAGATGACATCAACGAATCAGACACAGAGGACAAATAATTATGACAAGCATCAATCCGGTAGACCTGACCACTTTAGGCGCACGAGTAACCGACCCGGCACAGTTGACAGAAGGCCGCTGGTATGTGGTCCGCGTTAACTGTAGAGGCTATACCCCACTGGTACACGCCAAATACTTGGGTATGAAAGGGCGCGCCTCACATGCGTTTGAGGTGTGCGATGAGGATCATCTCGCGTTAAAGCGTTCTCTGGGCCTCGCCAAGCGCATCCACCGCGACAACGGTAGTATCCGCTCAGGGAAGATTGATGGCGGCGGTATCTGCGAGATATTCAAGTTTAAGCAGGCGACAGCTACCCGATCCAATGCGCCGCAGCCCACCGCAACCTTATCCACAGTGGACCAATTCAAATCAGAGATTGACGCGTTACGTGCCAAGGCTACACAGAAGCGCGACCAGATTGCTCAGCTCTCAGAAGAGATTGCCGGGATTAACATCGCTATCTACGACACACGCAAGAAACTCAAAGCCAGCTTAGAGGGTTACATCTAATGCTTGAAGGTGACAAACATGAAACCGAATCAAAAGAAAATCCCCGCGCTCCTGCTATGCTCAGTCGGCCTGTTATGGGCGGTGGCGGGGGTCAATCAGGCGTATGCTTCGACCCATATGCAGCGGGAGACAGTGACGTTCAACAGTCTTTTCAAGTCGGATGGGATGACTATCAGTGAGTATTGTTCTGTGACATTGCAGGGCAATACACAGATTGTTGAAGCATCCTGCTACGGCATACTGAAACCCACAGTGACGGACTTACAACGCCGCTATCCACTCGTGGCCTTCCACGTGATTATCAATGGCGAGTCACTGAACACTATTTGAGGTGTATCATGGAATTATCTGATGATGAACTGCGCCTGATTCGTCGGGCGCTGGCGTTCGCAGTCCGTCACCTGCATGTATGTGCCGATGAAGCACGAGACAACCACCGCATTAAAGAGAAGCTCGACTGTCAGGTCGAAGCAGCACGGTTAACCACACTATCGGAGAAACTCCATGGGCAAATCATCAAACAACTCAAAGCCAAATCTCAAAACACTACACGAGGAACTGAGGGATGCGGAGCCAGATGCACTAATCTCTGTGCGGCAGGCGCGTGTCCTAATCGCCAGTCTGATTAACCTCCAGAATGTTGTGGTGTCATTGATGGACACCATGGACCATAACACCAAAATCATGAACGACTCCCACGCAGCGACGAATGAGAATTTCATCGGGCTGTTAGGCATCTGTAAGGTGCTGGGCCGGGAGTTAAACGTCGAGATTAACGGCATCAACGAGGCCACCACAGGCTCCCCATACAACAACAAAACGAGGCACTAATATGAGCGAACGTATCTGCGTACCATATGCACGTAAAGGCAATCCAGACGTACACACTATCGTAATCCCAGCAGGCTTTATCAGTCTGGAAGACCTCTTGTCCCATGTCGGCTTCCAGCTTGGCATGGGCGACCAGTTGCTGGATGAGATTAACGGCCTTCTGGCACAGGAATACACAGCAGGCAAGCGCGCGCTGGCTGAAGTCCTGAGCCGGGCTACTCATAGCGCGACGTACACTCCCAACATGGAGGATGCGCACCGTATCCTGACGGCTGAAGAATTGGGGTATGCAAATGACCGTGAGTAAAGCCATTGGCTGGCTGATAGCCTACGCAGTGTTTTCTATAGTCGCCAACATCATCGGCGGCATCTCGTTAATTTTGTTCCTGCTCAAGTGAGGTAATTAATGTCTGAGTTCCAGAAGAAACTTAAACAGGCGTTTTACGCTAACTTCTCCCGGCAGCGGACCGATAAAGAGGGTGTTATCTCTTACCGGACCTATTTTGGCACGTCCCTACCAACCACGCGGTACGTAGAGACGCTGGTGGATGAGAAGAAGTCTGCGACGGAAGGCGTGGACACAGTGGCGATTGTTGATCAGATTCGTGTGCACCATTTCAACGAAATCATGGGATACATCGACAACGAACTGCGCAAGGTTCTCAAATTGCAGGAGGGATAATGAACTACCGTGATTCCGATTGGTATTTGGCTATAAAAGACCATCCGGTCGGTACTCGGCTGCGTATGGCACACGATGGCTGCTCCACGAGTGAGGCACTCATCGTCACAAAACAGGATTCCGGGGTAAGCGCGTATTGCTTCCGTTGCAAATGGAACGGATTCGTTGGCGCGCCTCCTGAATCGTTGGCCCAAAAGTTAGAGCGTAAATCTCGTGAGAAGCTCGCCAGCAAGGTGATGAAGGATAGTAAGGCGTTACCATCCCCCAAGTGCGAAAACATCGCTGAGTGGCCGCTAGAAGCGCGGATTTGGCTCTATAAAGCTGGACTTAATAACCATGACATATCTGAAGCTGGTATTTATTATCATGGAGGCAGTAATCGTGTGGTCATCCCTATATTTGATGGTGACGCGCTGGTGTATTGGCAAGCCCGTGGATTTGACCCTGAAGCGCCTAAGTACCTCAATCCGTCGGTGGTGGACCGGACTGCTCTTGTCGCCAACTGGTACGGCTCTGAAAGATGCCTTGTTCTTACAGAGGACTGGCTATCAGGCTACCGGGTACATCGGGCCACAGGCTTCCAAGTCTATGCCCTCCTTGGGACAACACTCACGGACGCAATCGCGGCCCAAATCGTCTACAACCGTGTACCAGTGGCCATATGGCTCGACCCGGATTCGGCGGGCCAGACTGCGGCGCGGAAGATTATTGCTAAACTCAGTGCGCTGAACCACCCGGTTAAAAACATCGTCACTGAGCGGGATCCTAAACTTTACAGTGACGCAGAAATCCGGGAGGTGTTACGATGCGACCCACAGTGATGGAGAGTTGTTGCATCTGCCATACGCAGAAAGGTCCCTATAATCAGGCAGGCCGTGCAACATACAAGGGCCGGATGGTGGGGTTACACAGGCTTATCTTCTTTAAGGAGTTCGGTTACTGGCCGGAAGTTGTCCTGCACCTCTGCGACAACCAGCGCTGTATAAATCCTGAACATCTGGTAGGAGGTACACAGGCAGACAACATCCGAGATGCAGTAGAGAAAGGGCGGTGGGTAAGAAATTTCCCTAATAAGTTATCCGCAGACACTGTTCGGGCCATACGAAGCGCGGTAGGCACAAACAAGCAGATAGCACAACAGTTTAATATAGACCCGGCGCATGTAAGCCGTATCAAAAATGGTATTGCTTATAAGGAGGTCACATAAGCCTCGATAGTGAATTTCTCCGTAGTATCCGACACCGCTCTAAGTTCAAAGAGCGTATAGGAACTACCCCCTTGTATTTGTTCGAAGAGAAGACACGCGACCTGATAAAGCTCATGTCACGTTATTTTAAGACTTACAAGGCGGCAGACGTCATCCTAAAAGATGACTTCATAACTTGGCTGAATGAACTAAAGGGAGACAAACTAACAGAGTCTGACAGCATACTGTTTCAGGCACTCATGGAAGATTTTGAGTATGACCTGTCTGCCGCCGCCGAGCAGTTCCTGACCGAGCGTTTGCAGGAATCCGATTTAGTCTACAAAACCGCAGACCTGATTGAGAAATGGTCGAACGGTGATGAGATTGAAATCATTGAGCAAATGAAAATCGTCACCGACAAAGCGGCATTTGGCCGTGCTGACCGGGACGGTATTAAAGTAGTCACAGAGTCGATTGAGGAGATTCTGGAGCACGCCGGGAGCAAGTGGGGATTCGAGTGGTCATTGCCAATATTAGCTAAGGCCATGCGACCCGCACAGCCGGGAGACATGATTCTCATAGCTGCCCGACCGGACCAAGGGAAGACTACATTCATCGGTAACATTGTCCGGCCTTGGCTGGCACAACTGGATGAAATATTCCCCGATGAAGAACGCTGCATTCTCTGGCTCAATAACGAGGGACCGGGTACTCGTATCAAGCTCCGAAATTACCAATCGGCCCTCGGCCTGACTATCCCAGAAGTGGACCAGATGGCTCATACTCGTGGGATGCTGGACGAGGAATACAGGAAGGTGGTAGCCAATGCCGACCGCCTTATTATCCTCGACGTCCACGGCAAGAACACGGCACAGATTGAGCGGAAGATTGCTGAATTGAAGCCGGGTGTCATTGTCTGGGACATGCTGGATAAGGTGAAGTATGTTACAGAAGACGCTTTTAGGAATACACGTACGGATGAGTATCTTGAAGGCTTGTACTCGTGGGTACGAGAATCCGGTGTCATATATGACTGCGTTAACGTCGTATCAACCCAGTTATCCGGTGATGCTGAGAACATGCAGTATCCGCACCTCGGAATGCTCAAAGACTCAAAAACGGGCAAACAGGGTACGGCTGATGCCATCATTACGTTCGGGTCGGTTGACACTTACCCCCGTACACGATTCATTGGTCTTACTAAAAATAAGCTCAATATGGGCCGCGCTACGAGTCGCCTAGGCGAAGTCGTATTCGACGGTGCCCGTGGCTTAATCACTATGCCAGAGGTAGAGAAATGATTGATACAGTAGTTTTAACAGCATCCGGCCAATACGTGAATATCCTTGCACCAACCGAGGATGAGATTGACATCCACGACATTGCTCATGCACTGGCTAATATCAATCGGTTCAACGGTCACACCGCTGTACCCTACACGGTAGCAGAGCACTCATTGCGCTGTTCAGCCTTGCTTAAGGCGTGGGGATACACTCCCTCATCTCAGTTGGCTGGCCTGCTGCATGATGCTACCGAGGCGTATATCGGCGACGTGGCTACCCCACTCAAACAACTGCTGCCAGAGTTCAGAGTCATTGAGAAGAATCTGGAAAAGGTTATTGAGAAGAAGTTCGACATTATCATTAATGACCGTCCAGAAGTCCATTACGCAGACCTCCAGCTACTGGCATCCGAACGCAAGTACCTGATGCCGGAAACGCCTGAGTATGTTTGGGAGATTATCGACGGGATTGGCCCGACGACCTACTCCACAGTGACTGGCAACAATCCTAAGTGGGGTGGTCGGACGCATAAGGAACTGGTCGGCTGGTTCATTAAACGCTTTGAGCAACTTATCAACGAGGTTCACAATGTTAAAAATTGACCTGACTATCGGCGCATTTAGGATAACCTCTGATGAACACAATTACATTCTGCACCAGTGCAAGCCTAAGACCAAGGGTAAGGACGTAGGAACTTTACATTGGGCGGTGATCGGGTACTACAGCAGTCTGGAGCACGTCGCTGGTAATATCGCAAAGTGTGCCGCAGACGGCGTTACCGAAGGCTTCCCTATCTACCAACTCGACGACCTGAAGAAAGTAGAACGGGCTATCTCAGAGGTAGGCACGGAACTGGTTAAGGCAATACAGGAGAAAGTTTAATGTCCTATGTAACGTTCGATTTGGAGACAACGGTCAAATCCTTGGCTAAACGCAAGGCCAGCCCGTTCCACCCGAACAATTTCATAGTGGCGATTGGTTGGAAACGACAAAACTGCTCTGTTCAGGGTAGTTACAGTAAAACGGGCGAGCACCATCCCAATTGGTTCGAAGGTCTTTTGGCAGGTACTAAATTACTTGTCGGCCAGAATATCAAATTTGACATTCTCTATGCTATAACCCGGTCCGAATCGGCATACGCCGCTTGGATGAACTGGGTAGAGGCCGGAGGAAATGTTTGGGATTGCCAGCTTGCCGAGTATTTACTGCGAGGTCAGGAACAATCAGCCCACATGTTGTCGATGGATGAGATGGTCGAGGAGTACGGCGGGAACACGAAGGTGGATGAAGTCAAAGCCATGTGGGAAGCAGGCTACGATACACCGGAGATTCCTGAAGACTTGCTGATGCGTTATCTCTGCGGTGAGACAAGGGATGATGGTACTCGCGTGTTCGGCGACATTGAGAACACCGAAGCAATCTTCCTCGGTCAATTGAAGAAGGCACGTAAGCGCGGCCACCTGAAGTCCATCATGCTTAACATGGGGAGCCTGTTGGCCTCCATAGAGATGGAAAAGAACGGTATGGCCGTTGACCTGAAACTGGGCTTAGAGCAAGCCGAGAAGTTGAAGGTAGCGTGCAACGAACTCCGCGAGAAAATGCAGCAGTACCTGCCAAGTGACCTACCGTGTGAGTTTAACTGGGGTTCCGGGCACCACTTATCGGCCCTTATCTTCGGCGGCGCGATTAAGTACAAGCAGAAAGCCGAGATTCTGGATGACGAAGGCAACAACGTTTACCCACAGATTAAGGCCGTAGGCTACGAGACAGTAACCGGGGACTTCGTGGTGCCGGGCCACGGTATCTCTGAAGAGCGTTTTCAGGAGATGGTTGAGGCCGGGAACATTGCCACGTACAAGGCCGGGAAGAAGAAGGGCCAGTTCCGGTCCAAGCAGGTTAACGTTGATGACCTGTCCCGTCCTAAGACGAAGATAATGGAGTTCCGGTACAACATGCCGGGGTTCACGGAGCCGGACCCGAAGTGGGAGACGAAGCACGAAGGCGTTTACGCCACTAATGCGGACGTCATTGAGGAATTAGGAACACGCGACGTACCGTTCCTGAAAGACCTCACCAAGCTCAACAAAATGGATAAAGACCTGACGACATACTATATCTGCGAAGACCCTAAGAAAGAGGGGATGTTCAAAGGTATGTTGACGCTGGTCGGCGATGACGGCATTATCCACGGCAGCATTAACCACACCTCCACAGTGACCGGGCGATTCTCTGCGAGCAACCCTAACCTCCAGAACATCCCCCGTGCGGACACTTCTGAAGTTAAGAAGCTGTTCATCTCGCGCTTCGGCGACGACGGCCAGATTATTCAGTCTGACTTCTCGTCTCTGGAGATTTACGTTCAGGCATTACTCACAGGTGACAAGCAATTGCTGGCAGACCTGAAGAAAGGTCTGGACATGCACTGCGTTCGCGTCGCCAGTAAATTCGGGGTGCCCTATGAGGAAGCAGTCAAACGTTGTAAGAAGGATGTTGACGCGCCGGACTACAAGCTATGGAAGTCTCGCAGGACTGGATGTAAGGAATTTTCATTCCAACGAGCATACGGCGCTGGAGCGGCAGCAGTGGCGAACTCTACGGGGATGTCTATTGAAGACGTGCAGGACCTTATCAAGTTAGAGGACGAACGTTACCCGGAGATTGAACCATTCTATGCAAGAGTTACAGCAGCAATTAACGAAAGCCGAGTACCAACAAGTCTGTATGTACATCATCCAGAGATACGGGGACTGTCTGTCTGCATCGGCAAAGGATTTTATAGAACGCCTGATGGGAAGAAATACACTTACCGAGAGTACCCTGCTCCGGCTGGTTTTATCAAACGCGGGGGTGCACACGCCTCCTTCTCGCCTCCTGAAATTAAGAACTACATTGTGCAGGGTACAGGTGGCGAGTGGGCGAAAGCTGCGATGTGGCTTGCAGTCCGCACATTCTATCGTTTCAACAACTTCGGAGGAAAGGCGCTCTTAGTGAATATGGTGCACGATGCGCAATACGTCGATGCTCACAATGACGTGCTGTTCGAAGCCTGCGTAGCGTTACATGCTGCAATGGAAGCGGCCAGCGAGTTCATGGAGTACCGATTCGATTGGCAGGTCGATGCCCCGGTCCCTTCAGAAACAACCTTTGGCCCAGCGATGTACTACGAGACTGGTGCCGACACCCTGCCGGGATTCGCCGAAGCAGTGCGTGCTGAACGTCTCAAAATCCGTAAGCTGTACATGAACGACTACCAACCATCATTCGAGGGTAATTAATAATGGCTAAGCAATTTTCCGTACTGAAGAAGAAAGAACTGCTCGTAGACCAGACCAAAGCAAGCACTGGTGGTGACTATACGCCGCCAGCGGAAGGTCTGGCCCGTGCCCGACTCGTCGCCTACGTCGAGGTCGGCAAGCATGAGAAGGTCAGTAAGCAATACGGCACCAAGGTCCAGAGCATGGTGCATCTGACCTTCGAACTGTCCGGTCCGAAGTGGGAGCCGAAGAAGCTGGATGATGGTACTCTGATTCCGCAGCGTATCACCCTGAAAGAGAACCTGTCCACTAACACCAAGGCGCGATTCTACAAGCTGTTCCTGAAGCTCCGCGATGGTCGTGAGGACATTACTCACTTCGCCGAAATGCTGGGTGAAGCCTGCCTCATCCGTATCAAGCACCGTGAGTACGAGGTGGATGCTGGCGGTAAGAAAGAGAAGCGCGTTGCGGTCGATGTGTACTCTCCAGACAGTGGTTGGTCAATCACTCCTCCGTACATCCTGAAAGATATTATGGATGAGAACGACGAACCGACTGGCGAGCAAGAGAAGAAGCACGTCACCGTCTCCGACCCGGTTAGTGACCTCCGCCTGTTCATCTGGGATTGCGCGGACAAAGAGCAGTGGGACAGCCTGTACATCGAGCCGGGTGACGGCGACCGCAGCAAGAACGTGTTCCAAGAACTGATTGTCAACGCGAAGAACTTTATCGGTTCCCCGGCTGAAGCAGCGGCACACGGCTCTGAATCTCTGGAGGCCATTCTGAAGGGTGGTAAGGGTTCAACCGAGCCTGCCACTGACGATGACGATGATGATGGCTCAGAAGGCGTTGTAGAGGATAAGAGCAGCAAGAAAGCTACCTCTGTTGTGAAGAAGGTCGTTAAGAAGACGGTAGAGGCTGAAAAGCCTGCTGACGAAGATGACTTAGGGGATATTGACTAACATGACAAAGTTCAAGCTGCCTAAAGACCTCAGTTCGATGGTGCAGCCTGAACCTGTTAGCATTGTCCCTCCCCAAGTTCCGGGGAGGGTCTGCCATGTTGATGCGGACTTCTTAGCTTACTTCGCCGCTGGCGGTGAGAATATGCCTATTAGCATATGCCGCCAAGTGGTTAAGGAACGCGTCGAGAAGTTCCGCGTCATGACAGGATCAGAATCTGTACTCCTGCACCTGACGGACAGCCGCTCAACAAAAGGCGACAGATACCTCGTAGGTGCTACCGTACCATATCAGGGTCAACGTCTCTCTGGTAAGAAACCCGGTAACTGGGCGGCTACCCGAGAGTATATCGAATCAGGTACTCATGGCCTCCCCATGAAGTTCTGGAAGACGAGGGAGGCGGATGATGGGGTCGCATATTGTGCAGAACGCAGTGGTGGGGTTGACGCTATATGCACAAAAGATAAGGACTTTCGGATGTTCTCCGGGCTGCATTGCTTATGGGATACGTTCCAATTGGTGCAGGTTAATCCCGGTGATTTTCGTGTGGATGGTCCTGCTCCTGCCAAGGGCAAAGTACAGAAGTATTACGGCCACTTCTTCTTCTGGCAGCAGATGTTGTACGGAGATACTGCGGATAACATCCCCGGTATACATGGGATTGGCGAGGCCACTGCCGCCCAACTTCTGCTTGATTGTACTAATAACGCCGAAGCATTCGATGTTGTCGCTGATATTTACAGGAAAAAGAAACGGGAGGGGTGGTCTGATTATATGGTTGAGCAGGCTGCGCTTCTATGGATGCGAACTGACCGACACGCAGACCTGCTGGATTTCCTCAAGATATTCCCGGAAGATGAGGAAATTATCATTGCTGCGGAGAAGATGAGGCAGCGGGTTCTCGAAGATAAGGCTACCTTAGAGAGCATACTCAAAGGTTACTCACATAAATAGAGGGTATTCCGTGATGATGAAATTAACCCAATCCCTAATTCCCGTAGTAAGACGCAAGATGGCAGCAGAGCAAGGGAACCTGTGCCTATTATGCAGGGAACATATGGAAGATAAGCAAATGGTGCTGGACCACGACCATGATACAGGCCACTGTCGCGGGGTTCTCCACAGAGGCTGTAATGCCATGCTCGGACATCTGGAAAACAACCGTGCCCGTCACCTGCTGAAAGACGACGACAAGTTCGCTACGTTCCTCTCGAACATCATGGAATACATCAACATGGACTGCTCGCACCAGCCACTGCACAGCACTCATAAGAACACTGCGGAGAAGAAAGCGGCATCTTATGAGAAGTCCCGGAAGAAGTTAGTAGCTTCCCGGATTGCAGCCAACCCAACCGCCGCCGACGCTATCAAAGCGAAGGAAAAAGCATTGCGTAAAGTACGCGCCGACCGTAACCGTCCATCTGTTAAATCAAGCAAAGACATTTGAGGATATTATGCCAAAGACTAATCTCATTGCACTATTCACCAAGGAACAGCACCAGAACATCCTCGGCAAGCACCCCGACAACACGGCTGCTGCCAAGGCGTACAACGAACTGCTGGGCTGGAATAGTCCGGTAGTCTACCGCCAAGTGGTGGCGTACTGGCGCAAGATTTATATCGACCACGGTGGTAAGAAAGGCGAGGCTATTCGTGAAGAGAAACAAGCTGTTAAGCTGGTTCAGCCATCACCAAGTGACGATATTGGTAACACTGACGTCCCTGACGTGTGTCGCCGTATCCTTGTGGTTGGTGATTTACATGCTCCTTATACTCATCCCGACGCTATTGCTTTCCTTCGCCATGTCCGAGACAGTTATGTTCCTGACATGGTTGTTCAGGTAGGCGATGAGACGGACGGCCACGCAATCAGCTTCCACGACTCGGACCCGAATCTGGATAGCGCCGGGGTCGAATTAGAGAAAGCCAAAGCCGTACTGGAGCAATTACATGACCTGTTCCCGAACCTTCTGGTATGTGACTCCAATCACGGCAGTCTTGTGTATCGCCGCGCAAAGGCTCACGGTCTACCAGTGCAATTTATCAAGAAGTACCGTGATATTCTTTTCCCTGAGCACGGTGCTAAGAAGTGGTCATGGGCTGACGCATGGGTACTCAATACCCCGCTTGGCCAAGTTCGATTCCAACATCAAGTGTCGGGCGACTTCATGCTTAACGCCAGCCATGAGAGAACCTCGCTTGTCTTGGGTCACGAGCATGGTCGCTTTGAAGTGCAGTACGCAGCAAGCTCAACAGCTTTGTACTTTGGTGCATACGCTGGGTGTCTGATTGACCGTAAGTCTCTGGCCTTTGCCTACGGCAAGTTGCACCGCAAGAAACCAATCCTCGGCGTGATGGTAATCACCGATGGTTGTCCGCAGTTAATCCCTATGCTGATGGATGAAAACGGGAGGTGGTGTGCGCGAGATAAAACCAAAGGTTGATACAGGGAAGAGATTCCGGGGTATGGTGGTGTACACTTGGGACTGCCCTTACTGTGGTAGAGAGTTTGAGGCTATACGGACTAAGCTCTTCAATACAAGTAAGCGAGGTGGTGCAGGGCATTGTGGGTGTCAGACTAAGGTTCGACAGTCACAAAGAAATGCAGGGCGTACACCGCCTAATAAGCTGGACGATTTGACAGCCTCCGCTAACAAGGTGTGGCAGTACAGTACCAAACTAGGCCGGAGCATTACTAAAGAGGATGCCAAAGCCTTAGTAAGTGCAAACTGTTACTACTGCGGGGCAGCGCCCAGCACCTACCGAGAGATTGGTGGAGGTCGCTGGTCGCGCAAGTCCGAAATACCCACAAACGGAATCGACAGAAAGGATTCATCTGTAGGTTATCACGTACATAATTGTGTACCTTGCTGCCCTACGTGCAACTACATGAAGTCCGATATGCACCACGACGACTTCTTGGAGTTGTGTAGTAAAATAGCCGACCGTTGGGCCGGTCGCTAATTATACCGGGCACGGACGCCCATTCAATTGAGGATAATATATGTTGTTAATGCTCTCTGGCGCGATTGGCGCTGGCAAAGATACCTTCGGTGAGTTCCTGTACGACTCATTCGACAAGTTCGGCTACAGCGTGGAAGTGGTGAAGTTTGCCGACCCCATTCGTGAAGCTGCATTTAAGCTCGGATTCAATCCAGATGACCGGGCAACCAAGGAAGTCCCTGCAATACGCCATTATAAACTCTCAGAACTTGATGAGGCCATTTTTACTACTCATACCTGCCTGACACCTTACGAGCGCCGAATGGTCGCTGTACGAGTTCACCAGAGATTAATTAACATTCGCAAGGAGAAACATGATGGCATCTACAAGCCTGTCGTCAGTACGCGAGAATTTATGCAGGTCGTCGGTGGGACTGTACGAGACGCTAAAGAAGATTATTACATCCAGCACATGCTTCTCAATACACCAGAATCACGCGTTAACATCTGCACTGATACTCGGTTCATCAACGAGCAGCGAATTGGGGATTATTCGGTCTACGTTGAGCGCCCAAACAACCCGTTGGCGGTTCATACCCGCGACGCGTCGGAAGCAGCACAAGCGTTGCTCCGGGGGGCGGCGAAGAAAGTAATCCTGAACAACAGCACTCTGGATAATCTGGCTGAAGAAGCCGATTACGTGGCTACAACATTAATTTCAAAAGGGTATTGTGATGACGCAGTTAAAGACGCAGGCGGAACTGGAATCTTTATCGAGTGAGCGCGGTCTTGCCAAGCTGATGGCCGAGTGTGAGCAGGCTGAATCAGCGGGGCGTGCATCCGGCGCGTTTTATGCCAAGCAGTTGTTAGAGCGTTTTGTTAACCGTATGGCCGAACGTATTGACCACGAGATGGCGAATCCGGGTGCTGGCCGCGCGAAAGCGCATAAGAAACTGGTCGCTGTGTTTGACTCCAAAGTCACTGCGTTTATTTCTGTATCAACCACATTGAACATGCTGATGGTCAACGAGCAGACACCGGGCACCAGCCTTAGTCGCGCCCTCGGCAATGCAATGTATAACGAACTGTTCTGTACCACATTCGACGATGCCAACCCGGACCTGTTTCACACCATCTGCAAGGACTTGGATAAGCGCCAGAGCAAATCCAGCCGCCACCGCATGACGGTACTGAAGAATCAGGCAGCGAAGAAGGGTATCGCGTGGGAGAACTGGACCGTCACCGAAATCCTTCAGGTCGGTGAGTGGTGTCTGGATAATCTGGTGTCAGTTGGTCTGTGCGAAACGCATACCGAGGTGTCTCGCGGTAAGGCGAAGATGTACGTGGAACTGTCCGACGAGGCGCTGGGAATGATTGAGGATACCAAACGTCTGGTGTCCTTCTTCCGGCCCCAGCGCCTCCCGTTCGTAGAGAAGCCTCTGGACTGGACCGGGATTGTTGGTGGTGGCTACCATACTGCTCGTATGCAGAGTACGATGCCTCGTTGCATCAAAGCCAGCCCGACCCAGATGGATGTACTCATAAAGCACCGTGACGACTACAAGGATACGGTGGTGGCGTGCATTAACACTCTGCAATCGGTAGAGTGGCGTATCAACAAGCGTATTCTGGAAGTGCAGCAGCAGATGTTCCGAGGCTTTGAGCCGAAGAACAAGCCTGATGCTCTGGAGTGTCATAGCAAGGACGTTGAAGAGTGGACCGAGGCAGATAAATCTCTACACAGCCACTGGAAGAAGGAAATGGCTCGCTGGTACACAGAGCAGCGTGCAGAGCGTTATGCCGCTTCACGACATGCCTACACGTTGTCAGTGGCACGAGAGTTCGCTGACTACCCGCGTATCTGGTTCATGTACTTCGCCGACTGGCGCGGGCGTTATTACCCGGCCACCACAGGCATCTCGCCGCAGGGGACCGACATCTCTAAATCCATGCTGGAGTTCGCCAATGGCAAGCCCATCTCTGACCCAATCGCAGAACAGTTCTTCTTCCTCCTTGGTTCAACTAAATTCGGATTCGACAAAGGCTCTATATCCGAACGAGTTCAGTGGGTTCACAAGAATCACGACCTTATCTTGGCGTGTGCCGACGAACCGCTACTACATACTGATTTCTGGTACAGAGAAGCAGATAAGAAGACCCGCTACCAATTTCTGGCATGGTGTTTTGAATATGCTGAATACACGCGGTTCCCAGCTGGATTTGTATCACGACTTCCGGTGTCTCTTGATGGCACATGTAATGGCCTACAACACTATTCGGCGATGCTACGAGATTCGGTTGGTGCTAAGGCTACCAACCTGTTACCTGCTAACCGACCAAACGATATTTACGCGCAAGTCGCAGGCGTTGTCACCAACCTTCTTGAAAGCATGTCACCTGCCGACTTCCCGGCACTGACACGCGAATCTAAGCCTCTCAGCGTCTATGAGGTGGACTTCTTCCGTAGGGCATGGTTACACCACGGTATCAGCCGTAGCCTCGTTAAACGGTGCGTTATGACGTTACCTTACGGGTCCAAGAAGTTCAGCATGGGTCGCTTCATCAAAGGCGACTACATGATGGACATTCACCCGGAAGAGTTCGACACCGACGACTACACCGACGCAAAGTATGTTCCCGCCAGACCAGAGTTCGGTGACCTCGATTTAGAGCAGGTCAATCACTCCGAATACTTCTTCCTGTAGTACCCGGCCAAGGATGGCTACCTTCCCTCTCTATTTCGTCACCTACAATAGCACACAATACCCTCAAACTGTTCTTCTTGAACACTAGCCTTGGCCTCTTTGGTCAGGGCTATTTTTTCTGATTTAGGGTATTTGTTAAATATGGCTTGAAGCCTTGATATATGGGGTTTCCGCACATTATTTTAATAAGGGGTCCGGAGGGTGTTAAAATGTTCCTTAAATTTTACTTTGGTTAATTTCTAAGTTAAGCGAAAGCCAACTTAGTAAGGTAAGAGATTATTACCGGATTAGTGGTCCATACCGTAGTGAGTTAGAAAGACTACATTCCCGGATTAGTGAGTTAGAGGGTGCTCTTTCCTCCTCAGAGTCTGTACCAGAACCTGTTACAGAAATATTCAGTAGAATGAACTATGAGGTGTACGAATACTTTGAGCGTACAGTAAGTAATACTTCTGTAGCTAGTTCTACTACTGATTTAGAAGCTGGGTTTAAATTAGGTGTCCAGCATGTTCTCGCCAAGTTGAGGAATGGGTATGTCACACCGCGAAGTCTCTGATTCTGATTGGGTAGCTAGTGTTCCTAAGTTGGTTGAGGCTATTTGCAACTCACCCAGCAGGATGATATGTGATATTGACGTAGAGGCTACTCTGGCTCATTTTATGGCCGTAGCCACTCGTGGTGGTGCGTATATTGTCAAGGAGAAGTATCTGGTCGTATTCGACCGCTACAAGCTCTGGTATGCACCTACCAAGGATATTATCGAAGAGAAGATTGTCCTGTGTATTTACCCAGAAAATCCCGGCTCAATGTTCGATGTTGTCCGATTTCTAATTGAACAACGTGATTACCTTGAAGCGAATCACTTGGTCATAGGTGACTTCCTGCACACTAATCAGGAAAAGTATGGTCGAGTCCTAACTAAATTAGGGTTGACCAAAATCAACTCAGTTTACGCATGTTAGGAGGTTCCCAATGGGAGGCTTACTCGGTGGCGGCGATAACGGTAAATCTCAAGCAAAGGCTACCCGTGAAGCTGCCGAACGTCAGGCACAGGCAACATTGCAGGCCGCACGGGAGCAGATAGAGGCTCAGAACCGTCAGGCGGCTGCACAGCAACAATGGTCCAGTCAACAGGCCGCGCAACAGCGTGAGTTTGAGGCCCAGCTAAATCAGACCAATCAAGAATACCAATCAACCCTACAGGCACAACAGCTTGCTCAGCAGAAAGCACTCACTGAACAGACTAACGCCATTAACAAGGCGTATCAGGACAAGATGGCTAGTCTGCAACAGCAGGCCAACGAACAGCAGCAGTTTGAGTACACCCAGCAGCTTTTACAGTCTTCCGCAGACGCACAGCGCCAGCAGGCACTGAAGGAAGCGCAGGATGCTACTTGGATGCCGCAGGAACAGGTTGAGGTTACTCTGGCCGCAGATAGCTCTACGTATCTGGACGAGCAACGTCGTAGACGTCCCGTGAGCAACCTATACAATGGTGCAGGCAACGTGAACACGGCTTCGGCGAATGGGCAGTCTACGAGTGGCACAGGGCTTTCTAGTGGATTGAGGATTTAATATGACCGATGATGAAGCTCGCCAACTTGCTCAATGGGGCGAGGATGAAATTGCCCGGATACTCGGACTGAACAGAAACTCATATTTGTCGGCACAGGGTCAGTCAGTAGCGGATTGGTCCAGCCGCTGGTCTTCCGGTCTAAATGACATTTCTGGATATTATGACCAAGGTAAGGCTAACTCCCTGTACGCATCCCTTGGTGGGACTACATCGTCCACGTACCTTAACCAGTTGTCGATGCTGGCAGAGGAATCCAACAAGCTCTACACCTTAATTAATAACCCTAACGCAGTACACTCCAAGCTCCGGGAAGAGGCCGGGAGGCAAGGCGGTGTCGCGCAGTTCTCTATCGGTATGGGTTATCGTACTGAAGGTAACGGTGGTTACGTTTACGACCTGATGGGCAACAGATTCAACGACATAACGATGAGTCCGCTGTACAAATCCTTGTATAGCATGGTTGATAGTTTTAGCAATCAGCAGGGTAAAATCGTCAATGAGTTGAACGCACAGCAGGGCCGTGAGCAGAACTATATCAGTCAGATTAGTGGTTTATTGCAGCAGGGTACGTTAGCAAAGACCAAAGCTGAACAGGAAGCTCAGAGGAAGGCGCTTGAAGAGCAGTATGCACAGCAACAGGAAGAATTGAACAAACAGGCTGCAGAGAATGCACGTATCCTCAAGGAGAAGCAGGAAGCTCAGACCAAGATGTTCAACGAGTCCGCTAAGGTTACGGCGGAATCCAACGCAGCGACATCCCAGCTTCAACAGGCCAAATCTGCTGCCACTCAGGTAGCCAATGTAGGTTCAGCCCGTGGTGGTGAGGCAATATCCTCAACCAACGCAGCCGCTAAATCAAAGACCAGACAAACCACGCGTACTGAACGCTGGCAGTCAACCCGCTCCCCAGCCGCTGGCGGTGGCGGCATCAACGTTTAACAGGAGCTATCATGACCAACGCAGACAACGCTGTACAATCAACCGTTACAGCGCCGTCTCGCTGGACTGAACTTGACGGGCAGAGACGTAGCCTAGTGCGTCGGTGGGAGTCGTATTCCATCTACACCATCCCCTACATCTGCCCTGATGAGAACTACCAGCAGGACACGGATGAAATGACCCACGACTTCCAAGCAGTGGGCGCACAAGCCGTGAACAGTCTCGCCAACAAAATCATGTTAGCTCTGTTCGCACCATCCAGACCATTCTTCAAACTCGACCCGGATGATGACACCAAGGAAGAGTTGATGAAGGTTGGTATCGACCCAGACGCATTGAAAGATGTGTTCTCATCCTTGGAACTTCAGAGCGCAAAGCTGCTGGATACCAAGAATTTCCGCCCGGTAATGTTCGAAATCATCAAGTCACTCATCGTCACTGGCAATAGCCTGATGGACTTAGGTAACGAAGTGGCATATGTCCGGGTACGTGATTTTGTAGTGAAGCGTGACTACTACGGTCGCCCATGCGAAATCATGATTAAGACCTGCCTCAAATTTGAGCAGTTGACCATGGACGTTCAGGAATCCTGCCAGCAGAAGAAGCCGCATGGATACACCCCTGACACGAAGGTGGACGTTTACCGTTGGTACAAAGTGGATGAGACGGGTAAACGTATGAAGATGACTTACTGGATAGATGACCTCTCTCTGGAAGATGGCAAGTATCAAGGGGATTGGAAGAGGGAAGATTGTCCCGTCCGCCCACTGACTTGGTGTCTTACTGCGAATGCCGACTACGGAACTGGTCTGGTAGAGGAATACGCTGGCGACTTCGCCGCGCTATCCACGATGTCAACCTCTTTCGTTCAGGGTAGTGTTCTCGCTTCCGAGTTCCGCTGGCTCTCCAACCCGGCTGGTATGACCCAACCGGAAGATGTCCGCGACTCAAATAACGGTGCAGTAATTCCCGGCGTCGAAGGCGACCTATCCCTTATCTCTGCTGGTCAGGGTATGGGGCAGACTCTCCAGATGATGATGAACGGGATGGACATCTACACCCGACGTATCAGTCAAGGATTCTTGATGATGTCCGGTGTTACCCGCGATGCAGAACGTGTGACCGCCGAAGAGATTCGGATGCAGGCCAACGAACTGGAGAACTCGCTGGGTGGAGCGTATAGCCGACTGGCTATCGACATGCAGCTTCCAATTGCCAACTGGCTTCTGGATATGCAAGACCTGTCCATCAAAGGCGTCAAGATGAACGTATCCATCGTGACTGGCCTCAACGCACTGTCTCGTAATGGCGACCTTGATAATCTCAATGCTGCCGTAGGCAATATCACCGCAATGTACCAGATGCCGCCGTTGGCTATGCGACTGCTCAAAATGGATGCAGTCATCTCCGACATCATGGCAGGCCACGGCCTGTTGGCAGCCCGGTACGTCAAAACTCAAGCTGAAGTTGCTCAAGAAGAACAGCAGGCTCAACAGCAGGCTCTTGCTCAACAAGGCGCGGCAAACGTGGTAGACCAAGCCACGATGCCTCAACAACCAATGTGAGGGTAATTCATGACCGTATCAACTCCGTCAACTCCGGTACAACAAGCAGCAGCCCCAGCGGCTGCTCCGGCACCACAAGCTCCGGCACAGAGCGGCATCCCGTATGTTCCGCCTGCCCCTGTAGCTCCGGCTGCTCCGGTGGAAGCACCGCAAGCAACGCTTGACCCGAATCAATTCGCTAACCCGTCTCAGGCAGGCATCCCCGCCGCCTCGGTACAGCAGCCAGCACCGCAGTCTCCACCGCAGGCTCCCGTAGAGCCGCCAGCACAGCAGACGCCATCGCAGGCAGAATTAACGCTGACAGAGAAACCGCTGTACAAGCACGAGCCTACTGGCAACGTTGCTTATGATATGGCTATGAATGCCTTCGCAGCTAAGGGATTCTCCCCGGACCACCCTGCGTTCGTCCCGGCATCCAAAGGTGACTTCTCCGCACTGGAGGCGTTCGTCAAGGAGCAAGGCATCGACCCGCAATATCTGGCACTGGCTCAACAGGCGTACATCCAGATTTCTGAGCACCACAACGCCACTCATGGCGAGACTATCAAGAAAGCATTGGAAGTCGCTGGTGGTCAGGAACGCTGGAACAAGGTGCAGGCGTGGGTGCAGGATGTTGCCAGCCCGGAAGAGATTACTTACTACAAACAGCAGCTTGAAGCTGGTGGTGTTGCCACCCTGAAGGCTGTGGAATACCTGTCCGGCCTGTACGGACAACATGCAGAGAATGCCCCGGCCCAGCCGAGTGAATCACCTGCTACCCCGTTCAATACCAATTCGTCACCTACAATAGCAACTAACGGTGCCCCGATTTCCCCGCAAGAATTTCGGGCAGAACTGTCTCGTCTCATTGACAAGGTAGGGTACTCCGGTCTGGAAACCTCACCGGAATACAAAGCGTTGCAACAACGTCGTCAGGCGTGGCGCGGGTAACATACATCCCTCCCGTCCTGCCGTAATCTTTGCTTAGAAGGAAACATAAATGGCCTTACCAACTTGGACTCCTACCCGTCCTAACCAACAGAACCAAGCAGGTTCTGTGAATGCTCTCATCATCGAAGAGTTCACGGGCATCGTTGAGCACACTATTAAGCGTAAGCAGGTGCTGGCCCCGTTTATCCCGATGCGTACCATTCGTGGTACTAACACCCTGACCAACTATGCGGTCGGCAACACCACTCTCGGCACTGTAACCACTGGTACTGAACCAGCGGAAACTTCTGGCCCGGATGTATCCCGCAACTTCTTGGTTGTGGATACTCACGTCTATGCACGTAACTCCATCGGTCTGCTGGAAACCTTCCAGAGCACCATCGACATCCGTCGTGAGATTGCAATTGAGCATGGCGAAACCATGTCCAAGTTTACTGACCAAGCCTTCTTCATTCAGGCGGTCAAAGCGGCTCGTGCTGTTCAGAGTTCTTACTCTGGTGGTACTGCTAGTAAACCGGGTGGCTTCGGCGTGGGTAACGTCCAGACTCTGGCTGCGGCTGGTGACGAACTGGATGGCACCAAGCTGTACAAAGCAATCAGCAACCTGTTCGTGAAGATGGAACAGCAGGACGTGCAGCCGAATATGGATGGTATGGTACTTGCTCTGGTTCCGTCTGCGTTCTATGCGCTGCTGGATGCTGAGCAGATTATCAACGGTAACTATGTTACTGCTGATGGTACCAGCGTGTCCGGTATGGTGTTTAAGGCGTTCGGTGTGCCTGTTGTTAAATCCAACAACATCCCGACCACCAACGTCACCTCTCACCCGCTGGGTGCGAACTACACTGGCGACTTCTCCAAAGTTGTCGGCGTGGTCCTGTCTCCGAAAGCCCTGATGGCTGGTGAGACTATCCCGCTCCAGAGCGACCTGTTCTACGACAAGCTGCGTAAGACTTGGTACGTGGACTCCGAGCGTGCATTCGGTGTTGCACCGAACCGCAACGAATACGCTGGCGTTATTGAGAAAGCGTAATCCAACTAGCCTCTACCTTAATTGGTAGGGGCTATTTTTCCTAAAGTATTCAGAGGAACTTTTCATGGGTAATATCACGAAGTTGACTGTGGTCAACGAATGCCTGAAGACTATGGGAGAGGTTCCTCTGAATACCTTGGTTAACGAGGACCACCCGTACATTGCAGCGGCATTATCCGCGCTTGATTTGGCTCTTATCCGAGAACTCTCCTTACCGTGGTGGTTCAATACTGAGTATTGCACCCTGCATCCCGACAGCATCACAAAGAAGATTGTTCTCCCGCAGAACTGTCTCGACATCGACCCCCGTTCCGGCACCGGGTATCTGGTAGCCCGTGGTCGATACCTCTTTGACCGTATGAAGCAGAGCTACGAGTTCGATGGTCCAGAGGAAGTCCGGTACACGTCATTTATTGAGTTTGATGACCTGCCGATGCTGTTCAAGATGTACGTGATGTATTCTGCGGTACTGGACTTCTGTTCCAGCTTTGATGCAGATGAACAACGCGTACAGGAAGTGAACATGAAATATGCAGCTTCTCGTGTGACCGTGAAGTCAGCCGATACCCGCAACAAGGACATCAACATGTTCCAGCAGGTGAGCACTTCTACCAAACTTAACCGTATTGCTTGGCCGGGTACAACCGCTGTCCGAGCACGTAACGCAATGAGACGATAATCTATGGCGCGTGTTGAAGGTTCTTACGAATCAGTAGTTCGGGGCGTCTCTCAGCAGGTGCCACACCAACGTTTCTCAGGTCAGCACACTGACCAAAAAAACTTACTTAGTGACCCGGTAGAGGGTCTGGTACGGCGCAGAGGTACTCGCCGCATATCAGAGCATCTTGTTACCCCGTCACTGACTGCCTCCGATATTGCAGAGATTCAAAAATATCGTACACACAAGTGGAACCCCGGTTCCGCTGGCGAACCCCTACAGGTTGCATATAAGGCCAAGCCCGGTGTTATAGGGGATAGCCGTCTGCTGTACATCATCAATCAGGTTACTCGGAACCGGGTTAACACTGCTGGTATAGACGCCGAGACTGATACGGTGTATCAGAAAGCGCGCGCTAACGGTCTGTCCGCCATAACCTCTGTAGGTCGTTACCTGTTCATGGCGGTAAACAATCATGTGGGCAGCGTGGCTGCGTCTCAGGATTACTTAGCAACAGCCAACCGCAATAAGGTTGTAGCATGGGTCCGTGGTGGGGCATATGCCCGTACATATACCGTGACCCTATTGCTGGATGCTGGTGGTCAATTGAAGTTCAGCTACACCACAATGTCCTCGTCATATCCTACCTTGATTGACACCACTGCGGCTGGTAACACCACCGATACGGATTATCAGAATAAGCTGTCCAAGATAGTCGCCGATTACAACTCGGCCACTACCAAGTGGATTTCGGACGCAGCCAAGGACATCGACGCGGAGAATATTGCCAACCGCTTATTGAACGGTCCAGCCACATCCGGTAATACTGGTACTGGCACGGGTCTTATTGCAGCAAACGCTGCTGCCACTGGAATCAATAAAGTAACCAACCTGACATACGCGCTGGTTAGCTCCACGCTGTATATTCAGGGCGACAACATTCGTGAGATAGTTGTTGACGATGGTGGCGACACGACACTGATTCGTGGCGTTGGTAATGAGGTAACGAGCGCGGACTTAGTATCCACACGACACTTCTATGACAAGATTGTGAAGGTGCGTGCTAAGAAGTCGGACGACTCTGACGCATACTACCTGAAGGCAGAATCAAAGAACGATTCCAATGACCCCGGTGTAACTGACCGTGGGGAGGTGGTCTGGAAAGAGTGTGCTGGATATACTCAGACGTTGACCAACCATTTCCTGTTCGGCTACTACCACACCGATGGGGTCGTGTATGTTTCAAGCTCTCTTTCTAAGCTGTCTACTGCGCTTTCAATCACTACCCCGGTTCTCCAACCGAACCTTGCTGGGGATGATTTCACCAACCCACCACCTAACTTCGGGACCAAGCAGATTAGTTACTTGGGTATGTTCCAAGACCGTCTTGTCGTGGGTTCGGGGGCAGTTGCTTCGTTCTCGCGGCCCGGAGATTACCTTAATTTCTTCCGACAATCAGTGCTCACGCTTACTGACACTGACCCGATTGACATGTTCGCACTCGGTGCCGAGGATGATGTTCTCCGACACTCGGCGTTGTTCGATAAGTCCTTATTCATCTTTGGTGACAAGCGACAATACGTAGTCAATGGGCGTACCGTCCTGACTCCGACCAACCAGAACATGACCGTGGTATCGCAGTTCCCGAACACTACCGGGGCGCAACCACAGGGTTCCGGCAACTTCATCTTCTATACGAAGCCCGGTGACACGAGTTCTCCAGTTATTACTCTCAACCAGATGCAGTATGGGCAGATTGCAGACTCCACGGAGTCCTATGACCTGTCTCAACAGTTAACTGACTTCTGTGCTGGGGTATGTGCTGAAATCGTTCCTGTGACCTCTCCAGCGGCTGTGTTGGTTCGTCCAGAGACATCGCAGAACTTGTACGTGTTCCGGTATACCGATGAGGTGGGTACTGGTCGTCGTATGCAGGCTGCATGGGACCGCTGGGAGTTCGACCCGGCATTCGGGACAATCATCTCTATGGCGACCTACGGCGATGAGATTCTGGCTATGGTTATGCGTAGGGCCGAGGATGGTTCGACGTACCTGTGCGTTGAGCAGTTATCGTTACGACCTGCAAAAAGCAACGAACCATATTTCGACTCATATCAGGTGGCCACTGGTGTAGGTTCCGGGATTACCGTATCCTCTCCGTACCTGTTAGCAAGTCCGAACTTACTTAATCGCTGTTATGTTGCGGTTGTTGGTGGTAGCCATGCTTTGACCGGGACCACGTATGAGGATCGTGCAGAACTGACAGCCTCTCAAATTGCCGATGGGACTTTGGCGGCGGGTATCCCGTTCGAATCTTCCTGCATCCCAACCAACCCTTATCAGCGCGACCAGAATGGGAACGCTATTCTACAGGGTAGGCTGGTGCTGTCTCAGGTTCAAATATCCGTGCAGGAGACTGGGGCTATGGACGTATACGTGGCTGACGCTAACCGTGAGTGGTTATCGAAACACTTCAACGGGTTCCGCCTGTCTCGTACCGCATCTATGGTTGGTAGTCAACCTGTCGTGGACACCTCTATAACAGCATTGATTGGCCGAGAGGTCCGTGAATGCCGTTATCGCATTCAATCCGTTAAATTCCTGCCCATGGTGGTAACAGCCATCTCGTGGCAGGGTCAATCATTTAGGAGATAACTATGGGGTCTACTGGTGGCGGTGCCTTGGGCGGTGCTGCTGGCGGTGCTGCTGCCGGGTACTCCGTCGGGGGTCCGTGGGGCGCTGCGATTGGTGGCGCTCTCGGCCTTGTCTCTGGCCTGTTCTCCGGTAACAAAGAGAAAGCTCAGGCCCGGATAGCGAACGCACAGCAACAAGCTCAGTACATCGTTCAGAACGCACAGGCTCAGGCTCAGACAATGCTGAGTCAGAACTCTGCGGCTGCTCAAAACTTGGTGGCATCGGGCAATAACTTTCTGGCAGCAGCCAATGAAAGCGTTGCCCTGTACACCCAATCTCTAAACAACCAGCGGTCATATAAGGCTACTGGAGAAGCATACAATGCCCTTCAGGAGTCTATTGGTCGTTACAGCGACGATTACCTTCGTGGCACATTCCAACAGCGCCTACAGGCTTCTGAGATGTTAGGGCGCACAACGGCAGAGTTCGCTGCTGCCGGGGTTGGTGGTTCTACATCGCAACTCGTTAACCGGACCATGCGTCTTCAGGCTGGTGTGGCAGAAGAAGAGATGCGCATCGGTAATCGCTCGGCTATGTGGGACTTCGCTAAACAGCGAGGGGCGCTCACTGACCAAGCAGTCGATGGTACGCAGATGCTCGTCCAGCGTGACATGACAGGTTACGACCCGTCAGCCGGGTTCTACTTCGGTAACACTACGATTGGGCCGCAGGCTCCTGTCGGTACTCAGAACCTTAATAGCTGGAGCAATACACTCGGTTCCGTACTCGGTTCCGGTATGTCTGCATATAATACCGTCCAAGGTATGAGCGCATTAAGTAAACTCAAATAGTGAGGCTATATGGCAGGGCCAGAAACTTATTCAGTGAATACGCAGCGGCAACAGGCTGCTGTTGCGCCACAGGGTCAATCTCTGATTCGCTCTACTGGCGCTGCCACTCGTCCCGCTACCGCTGCTCAACAGGGCAGCATTTCTTATGTCGGGGCGCAAGTGGCAGAGGAATCCGCCGCGTCCCAATACTCCCGTGCACAGAGTGACAAGACAACGGACTGGCTGTTAAAGGCCGCTTCCGCCATCATCGAACCAAAGATGCAGGCTCTCCAGTCCCAACAGGTGATGAAGGGTATTCAGGAAGCGGCAGCAGGGAAGTCGATTGATGAGATTAAGGACGCACCTCCGTGGTACTCCGCAATCTTCGGCGATAGCGATTTGGTTACTGCTGCCCGTGCTTATCAGGCACAGGCTGCGGTATCTAAGTTCGTAACCCAAGTACAGCGTGACATTCCGACGATGAACGACATGTCGCCGGAAGAAGCGCGGAACTACATGACCACCAAGTGGCAGGAGTTCCAGACCGGGGACATGATTACGGATGCCGTAGCGAACCAACAGTTCCTCAATGCGGCACCGGGCTTGTTTGAACAATACAACAAGCAGAACTACAAGAACTGGCAGGAAACTGCCAAGGTTGCACAGCAGCAGGCGTACAGTGCCATGTCCGCCAGCTACAACCAGAAAGCCATGAGCTATGCGACGGACGGGACCATCTCCAAAGATGATCTTCTGAAATCGCAGGTTGAGCTGATTAACGGTCTGTCCTCGGTTGATGGCCAGACTTTTGAGTCGTGGTCCAGCAACTTGGTATCCGCTGTGCAGGATGCTGTTAACAATGGCAACTTCCATTCGGTGACGGCGATAACTTCCTCCGGCTTACTGGACAACTTACCCCCTGACCAACAGTCCGCTATAGGTTCCATGATTCGTGCTGGTGAAGCCAAATCCATTATGGATGTGAGAATCACTCCAGAATACTCATCTCAGATTGCGGACCTGCAATGGGAACTGCGTACCGGGCAACTCTCCCCGCAGGATGTATTTCAACGCACTGCGGTAATTAACGCCTCGGCCAAGGCCAAGTACGGGTACACGATGCCTCTAATCGGACCGGATGAGGTTGAGAGTTGGATGGGGACGTCAATTGGATTGTCGTCCAATGAGGTTAACCAATCCCGTACTCAGGCTATCTCCGACCAGAAACGTCTGGCTCAGAAGACTGCTGATGAGGCTGGTCGTCAGGATGCGGAACGTCGGGAACTACTGTTGGGTGGGAACCGCTTCTCTTCGGGTGGGCTTATTCCTCCGGGAGAATCCACTGACCCAGTTAAGAAAGCTGGTGCTGGTATGTTCGACCGTATGGAGAAGGTTAACCCCGGTAGCGGATATACGTCCCTAGTGAACCTCTACGCGAACAATAACGGTCTGGTCATCCCTACCCTACAGGCTCGCTTTCAGAGTGGCCTACAGACTTCTGACAAGACCGAATGGACGCCTGAGTTTGATGAGTCCACTACCAAGCCGTTTATGCAGATGATAGCCCAGCATGGTGGTCATAATGCGGCTGTTCAGTATTTCGGTGCTGACGGCTACAAGAAGATGACCAACTACCTGTCTGCCATGAATAACGGTGTTCCGCAGCCACTGGCGTATCACGAAGCCTTTGTGGAACCGCAGCGTTTGGGAGATACATCCAACCTGACTAAAGAGGAGCAGAAGCTCTTAGGTAAGGAGTTGGATGTGGCGTGGTATGAACGTTTCTTCACGGATGGTAAGAGCGCTTCTGCCCGTGCTACCATCATGCACTCAGCCGCTGGTCACTATGCTGACCTGAAGGCAAACTCGCGGTACACGGATGACGACGAGCGAGCAAAGACAGCACTCAATCTGGCCCTAAATGATGGCAACATTGCCACGTATGGGCGCTGGGCGTGGGACCGGGATAAGTCTGCAAAACCTCTGCATGAGCAGGTTGGTTTGAGCAGCGACCAGACCTACGGTGTATTGTCTACGCATCTGGAACGTATGCCACAGTTCAAAGGAACCAATCTTGATAACGCCTCGTTCATTGAGCGGGTTGACTCCGATGGCAACTCAGACCTGCTGGTGTACGTCCCTACTGGGGATGGTAAGTTCCGCATCGGTAGCGTGTCCGCTGCTGACATCCGGGAAACGGCCAAGAGGATTCGTGATGCAGAACGTGAGAGTCGTATTAAGTTACGCACAGAACTCAACAACCCTACCCTGCGCCGTGGTACTGGTGAAGGCTTAATTAATACTGGTGGCGGTACTGGACTATTCTCAGGCGGTACTGGACAACGTTAATAACACATAGGAACCTCCGATGAACTATACAGAACTTCGTGGTAAAACCTCCGACGAAATCTTTGAGGCTGTTGCCAAAGACACGGGGGTTCCTACTCAACTGCTGAAGAACATGTGGCAGGTAGAATCTGGTGGCGGACAGAATATGAAGTCCCCCGCTGGTGCTGTCGGCCACATGCAAATTATGCCGCGCGAATTGGGCGTAATGCGTAAGACCTATGGTGAAGACCTCGACCCTATGAATTTGGCTGACTCGGTGTTTATGGCCGGGAAGATGCTCAAAGAAAACATGCAGCACTTTGGGAACATCCCCGATGCTGTATCCGCCTACAACGGCGGGTGGACTAAATCCCGATGGAGTAACCCAGAGACTTCGGCATACACCCCGAAGGTTCTCGCCGGAACAGGAATCACCTTTGATGAACAAGGCACCCCGCACGTCGAGCAACCCTACACAACGAGCCGTGCTCAGATTGATTCGGTTCGTCCTGAACCTGTTGTTCAAGCGAAAACCTACTTAAATTCTGTAGAGAAGAACGCTATTGAACAGCAGATGTACAATAAGCAGCTTCAGGGTACTGACACCAATGAAGTTGTTAATGAGGCTGTTCAATTAAGTTTTAACCCGGAGGCTGCATTCGGTCTGGCTGATAGCCTATCCACTACACCTCCGGCAACCTCCTATGACAGCGCCGACCAAGCCATCGCCCTTGATGTGCAGGCGTCAGTCAAAGAGGCCACCCGTATTGCGAACACTACTGCCGGAGATGCCTTCTCCGCAGCATTCAAGCAATACTCGTTGACGGGTACTGCTATGGAGGCGATGGCTAACACCACCGCCGATATAATGGACAAGCGCCAGCAGGTAGACCGGAAGTGGATTGAGGAGTACGAGGCAAAGCGTGAGCAGATGATTAAAGGTCTGTCTCCCTATGCCGTTACTCAACTGGACCAAGCCCTTAACGCGCAGGAAGCGAAGGACATCGTGGACCGCGATAAGCGTGACCAAGTGGTCCAGCAGACTTTGAATGATTCTGGTCATCCAATCCTCTGGGGATTAACCGCAGGTATCCTTGACCCGGCTGGTTGGGTTGTTGGTGGGGGTGTAGGCAAGGCATTTATGCTTGGTAAAAGCGTCAGCATGGCTGCTCGCATGGGTAAGTTGGCCGCAGGTAACGCCGCAGGTAACGTGGCCGTTACTGGTGCTATGGATTTGTTGGGTGGCCAGATTACCCCTGACGACTATATCCATGCCGCTGCCTTTGGTTTGGCTACTGGTGCCGCTTTGGGAGCATTCTCTCGTGGCGACCGGGCGGCTATACAGCAGGCAGCAGCAGATATGCACGAAGCCGCAACAGCGCGTACTCAAGCGACCGTAGAACGCGCGGCGAAAGAGCACTACAAAATGTACGCTGGTGTGGACCCGTTCGAAGCCACTGACCCAAATGCAATCGTACAGCTTCATCGTGGGAACACTGACCCTAGTAATGGTCCGGTGTGGTGGACTACCGACCGGGCTAAGGCCGCTGGGGATGGGGATGTTGACAGTATCTGGGTACGGGCCTCCGATATACAAACTAAGGGAGTGGCTGGTCCTAACGGCCCTGATGAAGTGGTATTCCAAACTGACCCTCGTTCGTTTGCTGTAGGCGGGCCGAGTGCTGAGGATTTGGCCCAGACAGCAGCTAAGATGTCTGAGCGTGAGATTATGGATACTGTTGACCAAGTGCTCACTCAACCTACTGCTGAATCCAAAGTGTTCCAGCCACGGGACATCGACCCGGTAGAGACTGGTCGCCTACAGCAGCAGTACAGTCTGGATAGTGTAACCGATGAGCATCGCTTGTCATCCATCAACTCCCTGTACAAATCCGCTGAAGACTTCATCGCCGCCAACAAGGATAAGATTCGTCATACGGCTATTACCAACCAGAAGTACCGTCCCATATCCGATGCTCTCGGCTTTCGTTCCGCTAGTAACGAGTTAATCTCCGATGACAACTATCTGGCGAAGGTTTTGGGTATGGTGGTAGCTGAGGATACCGCTGGCATTTCTGGTGTCCGTGGGGTTACTGTGGCGATTAAATCTCGCTTACTGAACAACCACGTCAACCTGAACATTGAACGCGGTATCCACGAGAACTATACCGCTTACCTAAAGGCCAAGGGCGTTGGTCGCGTTAAAGGTGCTTTAGAAACCTACACCACCGGGAAGAACATTACCGAGTTCTATGCACAGGTTGCAGCAGAGATTCGTAACCGGGCCAACCCGATGTTCGTATCCACTGCACATCGTTCCGTACAGCAAGCAGCCAACGTACTGGAAGATGGCTTCCAGCGCATGGGTGACCTTCAGCGCATGGCTAAGACTCTGGGGCACGAGTTCATACCAACCAGTTCCCGTGGCTACCTGCCGCAGCAACTGAATGGTAAGGCATTCGCCGCATTGTCTGGTGCAGAGAAGCGTCAGGTTCAACAGGAGTTCATCCGACAGGCTACCAAAGATTTTGGGTGGGATACAGAGTTCGCCTCTAAGAAGGTGGCCGAGTACATGAACCGTGCTGAGGATGCTGCTACGCCTGCTGGCCGGATGAATCCATCTGCTGGTAAAGACCTGATGGGTATGTTGATGGAAGAGTTGGATAACCCCAATCTGGCCCCTGACCAGTACATGCAGATTCTTGAGCGTCTCCGTTCTGGTGCTGCAAAGCATACCAACAAACGCCTTGACTGGGATTTGAACGCAACTATCCGTATGGATAACGGTGACATGATTCCTCTGTCCTCCCTGTACAATAACGACGTACTGTCACTGTACAAAGGGTACGCCAACCGGGTATCCGGTGACGTAGCATTCGCTCATGTAGGAATTTATGGCGACCGTGACATACGTATGATTACCGAGGCACTCCAGAGGAGCAAAGTTGGCGACCCTACGAAAACCATCCCGGCTTGGCAGCAAGTCGTCAACGAAGTTTACCAGCGCCCTACTGCCACTGACGCTGGTGGTAATCTCTCCACTTCTGCTCGTTTTATTCGTCAGTATACTGGCATTCGTTTACTCGGCGGAGTAGCGTTCATGCAGTTAGGGGAGATGGCCAATACCATCTCTCACTTGGGCGTAGGTGTGTTTATGAAGTTCCTCCCAGCCGTTCCTCGTCTCCTGAAAGAGGCAAAGGCTCTCAAGGCGGGTCAGATACCAGAGAACAGTGTTATGTGGTCTGTGGACTCCATAGCAGGTTCTCCGTTGGGTGTTGAGCAGTTCCAGATGGTAATGCCGCAGGTTATTGACGAAGGTCTGTCCATTGTGGACCAGCGTTCATTCAATACTGTGATGCGTGCTATGGGCGGTGCTCAGTTGCTGCATAACAAGTTCTCCTTCATGCGTGCTGTAACGGTGGTGCAGCAGCGTTTCGTTGGTAATGAAATCGTCATGAAGGCTATGCGCTACATGCGTGATGGTACGGATGACGTGGCTTTACGTGATATGGGTATCACACCAGAACTGGCAGCTAAGTTCCGTGCAGAGATGGGGAATATTGCCGAGTTCACTGAGAGCGGCCACCTGAAGGCGTTGAACCTCTACCATATGAAGGATATGGATGCTGTGGCGGAGTTCATTACGGCGGTACGTCGTGGGACCGGGCAAATCATTCAGGATACCTTCCCCGGCGAGACTGGTAAGTGGATGCGTTCGGAGATTGGTCAGTTACTGATGCAGTTCCGTAAATTCCCTTCCGTAGCCATTGAGAAGCAGTACATGCGTCAGTACGGTAAGTTTGGGTTCACCAAAGCTCTGGGCGGCACACTAGCTGCTATGGGTATTGGCACCTTTCTTTACTATGGCCGCGCTATGGTTGCTGCATCCTTGCTCGGAGAGAGTGAGCGCGAGAAGTTCTTAGAGGCACGTCTGGCACCTGCATCCGTAGCGAGTGGGGCGTTGATGTACGTATCCAACTTGGGTATGCTCAGCGACTTCCTACAGCTTGGTAGTGGTGTTGGGAACATGCTGGACGACTCTATGGACTTAGGCTGGACACACGGGCGGGGTATTCCAGCACAAGGTATCGGTGGGGTAATCCCATCCCTTGGTACGCTGAGCGATGCCTACAACCTGACTCAACAACCTTCTGTGAACGGTGCGTTGAAACTACTCCCATTCACAAACTTGCCTATGGTTCTTCCGATAATCAATGCAATCAAGCATTCGGATGACGACTAAATGGTGGGCTTCGGCCCACCTCTATTTTATTGGAGATTTTGATGGCTATTACGTTTTATGCTACCAACAACTTCACTGGTGATGGTACTACCGTAAACTGGAATATTAACTTCGCAGACGGTTATATCGACATCACCACCGTGAAGGCGCGGTATCTGGATAATACCGGGAGCTACGTTGACATCGCTATTTCAAGCGTGGCAGGAAACGTAGTAACCATTTCCCCGGCTGTGGCGGACGGTCAGGAGTTCCAAATCTATCGTGATACAGAGAAGCGGTTCCCGCTGGTGGACTTCTCTGACGGTGCAATCCTCAACGAGACTAACCTTGACACGCTGGCTACTCAAGCTGTGATGGTGTCTGCTGAGGCATTCGACCAGTCTAACAACGGTGTGCGTATCGCAGGTGATTCCTTGGTTGTTGCACAGGGTATCGACGCCAAGGCACAGGAAGCTCTGGACAACTCCGAGGCTGCTGTAGCTACAGCGAACGGTATCGACGGTAAAGCGCAGACGGCATTGAATACCGCCGCCGCCGCTGTCGCCACGGCTAATGCTGCCACATCTACTGCTGCTGGTGCTGTATCTACGGCCAACACCGCACTGTCTACTGCCCACGATGCCGCCGATGACGCAGCTACCGCTATCACTACCGCTAACGGCGCTGTGATTACGGCCAATGCTGCAACCACTACGGCCAACGCCGCTAGTGCTGCCGCCTCTGCTGCAACGACTACTGCGAACAGTGCTGCAAACGACGCTGCTACTGCTGTGTCTACTGCGGGTACGGCCTTGTCTACTGCGAACACCGCATCTACCAACGCCTCTACCGCTGTGTCCACGGCTAACGGCGCTAAGGCTACTGCTGAGGGTATCGAGGCTAAAGCGGATTCTGCTTTGGCAGCCTCTGCTACCGCTGTGTCCACAGCTAACTCAGCCGAGGCTACGGCCAACGCTATCGACGGTAAGGCTACGGACGCATTAGACACTGCCGACTCCGCTGTGGCTACGGCTAACGCTGCTGTTTCTACGGCTAACTCTGCTACTGCTACGGCTAATGCTGCCTCTTCTACTGCGAGTTCGGCTGCCTCTGACGCCAGTACCGCCTTGAGCACAGCTAATGCTATTGACGCAAAGGCACAGACTGCTTTGGATAATACCACGGCTCTGGATGCGGCCACCATGAAGAAAGCCGCCAACTTATCTGATATTGCGGATAAGGCGGCTGCATGGCTTAACGTCCGTCCTATTGGCTCCACGCCATTGGCAGGCGACCCGGTAGGGGATTACGATGCTGTTACTAAGCGTTGGGTAGAGAACCTGATTAACACAGGTACTGTCGGTCCAACCATGAACGGGGTGATGAACTTCGGCGTCGGTGACTTCCATCTCCGGGATAGCCGCGCGTACATCCAGCCTTATGAGGTTGTCTCTGACGGTCAGTTACTGAACCGCGCTGACTGGCCTGAACTTTGGGCCTACGCCCAAATGCTGTCGCCTATAACGGATGCAGCTTGGTTGGCAGACCCTCTCAAGCGCGGCGCTTACTCTACCGGAAACGGAACCACTACCTTCCGAGTACCGGATAGGAACGGTGTTCAGTCAGGCTCTGTAAGGGCGCTTTTTGGGCGTGGTGACGGTGGGAACTCTTCTATCGGCAGTACCATCATGGAGTCCTTCGTACCGAATATCACGGCTACGTTAAATATGCACGGTGCTGGTCCCGCATCAGAACCTGCCGCTGGTACTAACGTGGCAGGATTTGGTGGTGCCTTGGTTGCTACGGGAGAGGCTCTCCCGAGATACCTGCGTGGGGTTACTCTGTTATCTGCTGGTGGTAACTCCTATGGTGGAGCTACCTTCGATGCCTCCCGTTCCAGTGCTGCTTATGGTCGTGGTGGTCTGACTACGGATGAGGTTCTGCCGCGTAACTTCACTGGTGTATGGGTAATTCGTGCATCTGGCGGCTTCGTAGCGGCTAATACGCAGTGGCAGGTTATAAACCAAGATGCGACTAGGCCCGGTAACGGTACTGCCGTCTTAGGTGGTAATATTGTATCTGAGTACCGCGTTGGTGGTGCCTTGGAGGGTACAGCAAACTTCCGTATGGCGGGTACTATCGATGGTTCGTATGGCGCGCGCATTGCTGTTTATAATGCCACATCTTTAAATGGCGCCAGCTTCGATTTTACAGAGCACGGGAACATAGAGACTCCCCTTGGTAGGGCTATTGTTATAGGCAACTATGGTATAGGTTCGCAAGCAGATGCTATACCTACTTCGAGGGATAACGCATTTATCTCTAACGCTGATAGTAATAGTTCTTGGTCTGCTTCTAACGGGGGTGGCTTTCAAATTACATATGCAGCTAACCGTATCGTCCAGTTCTGGGTAAGTCAAGGTGGTACTACGGCTTATTTCCGTGCTAATAGCACAGACAGTAACCCCCAACGACCGAAGTCTGCATCTCCTTGGGTCACACTCCAGAATGCTGGTACTTCGGACGCTAATGTAAAAACCGTCCTCGGTGACTTAGACTTATCTATACCGTTGAGTAATATCAACGCACTGGAGTTTAAGAAATTCCGCTACAACAAGGATGGTGAGGATGGCCCGGTTCGACGGGGCATTATCGCGCAGCAGGCGCAGAATGTGGACCCGGAGTACGTACATTCTGCGGATAAGTCCGGGGTTATGACTCTTGATAGTAACCCGCTGCTGTTGGATGCTCTAGCTGCTGTCAAAGCACTATCTGCTAAAGTGGCCGCTCTGGAAGAGCGTATTGATGAACTAACTTCTCAGTAAGGAGAGCCGATGTCCGACTTCGAAGAAGAGGATGTCACACAGGAAGAGAACGGGTCTTCGGACCTGTTCAAACCCTTAGAGACTATCCCCGGCGCTACCGCCAACCGGGACCAGATGGCAGAGCTACACCAGCTTATCTGCATCGCCCTGTCCGCACGTATCCGGGCAGGTATCTGGTCCTCCGGCGATATTGCCGCAGCTACAAAGTTCCTGAAGGACAACAACGTTACTGCCGATGTTGGCGACAACAAGGCACTCCAGAAACTACGCGATGAGATGGAAACTAAGCAGAAGGCACGTCGTGAAGAACGGACGTATCTCTCTGAGCAAGAACTCGTCAAACTCGCAACGGAAGAACTGAATAACGAGATATGGCACTAAGAGAATCAGCAGAAAGAGAAGAACAGCGGTTACTTGAACTCGCAGCACTGCGGGACATGTACCCCACGTTCCTACCGTTTCTGATTGATTTCATGGTGATGCTCGGATTCTTCGTCACCCCGGTACAGAAGCTCATTGCTCAATTCCTTGAGTACGGGCCTCTGTACCGGATGGTGCAGGCCCAGCGTGGCCAAGCGAAGACTACCATCACAGCCGCATATGCAATCTGGCGACTTATCCACGATACCAACCTTGCCGTGTTAATCGTCTCGGCAGGGGGCAAGCAGGCGAACGAGATTTCAACCCTCATCGTCCGCTCATTCAAAACGTGGGATAAGCTGGCCTGCATGTGTCCTGACGCCTCTATGGGCGACCGTGAGTCAGTCGAAGCATTCGACGTTCACTACAACTTAAAGAGGCTGAATAAATCTCCGTCCGTGGCCTGTACTGGCATCACGGGTAACTTGCAGGGTAAACGTGCGGGTCTGCTTATCGCGGACGACGTTGAGTCCCAGAAGAACTCCCTGACTGCGGTCATGCGTGAGAACCTTCTGAACCTGACTCGTGACTTTACCTCCATCTGCTCCACCGGGGATATTATCTACCTCGGTACACCGCAGACTACAGAATCAATTTATAACACCCTGCCGGGGCGTGGCTTTACTGTCCGCATCTGGCCGGGACGTTTCCCTACCGCAGAGCAGGTGGAAGCCTACGGCGACCAGCTATGCCCTGTCTTTAGGATGAAGATTGCTTCACGCCCTGACCTGACTACAGGCTACGGGCCGGATGGGCTTCAGGGTGCTCCGGTTGACCCTGTAATCCTCGGCGAAGCCTTCCTGAACAAGAAAGAGATTGACCAAGGAACTGCATACTTCCAGTTGCAGCACATGCTTCAGACGCGCCTGATGGATGCTATGCGCAAGCCATTACACGCAGAGAAGCTGATTGTGGCCCAACTGCCGAAGCGTGACGGTCTGTTCCCTATCACCATTACGCGAGAAATCTCTGTACAAGCCTACATGCGCCGAAACGTCCTGAGCAAGCCTCTGGTATTCGGTGTGCCCGGTAGCGTGTCTAAGGACGTCGCTACGCTTCAGGGCGTATGCTTCTACATCGACCCTGCTGGTGGTGGTAAGAACGCGGATGAAACTGCATTCGCTTGTACCGGGTTCCTGAACTCCAATATCTTCCTACTGGATTGGGGCGGCTTACCGGGCGGATATGCCCCGGATGTTATGTCCGCTCTCGCTCAACGTGTGTTTGATGTACGGCCCAATGTTGTCAAAATCGAAAAGAACTTCGGTTACGGCGCATTCCGCGAAGTATGGTTGCCGTACCTCTGGGCCATTTATGATAAAGCTGGTGTTAACCGTCCCGGCGTAGAGGACGATATGGTACACGGCCAGAAGGAGAAGCGAATCATTGATACGCTTGAGCCTGTAATGGGTCGTGGCTCGCTTATTGTTGACGAGCGTCTCATCAAGGAAGACGAAGACCAAACCATGCGGTACAGCGCACAAATGCGTGTGACGTACTCCGGGTTCCTACAGATGGTTAATATCTCCTACGACAAAGATGCGTTGGTGCATGATGACCGACTGGATGCTTTGGAAGGAGCGGTTCGTCATTGGCAGGATTGGCTTGCCAAGAACCAAGAGAAGGCCATTCAGGCTCAACGGAAACGTGAGTTCGAAGAGTGGCAGAAAGACCCTATGATGAAGAAGCGTTGTCAGTCCGTGAAGGAATACAATGCTGGTCGTCGTGGTAAAACCATGTTTGATAAGAGAAAACGCTAATGACTATTGCTGCACAACTCCCAGACCCGAAGCTCGACGTTAAGGGCGACCGACTGCGTTTCCTGTTGGCCGCTTGTATCAGCGAGTGTAATATCCAAGCAGACAACGGTGCGTATGATAAAGGCACCAGCTTCAAAGCCCTGCTTACTGCCGCTGCTGCACTCGTGAAGGTAGCTCCGGTAGAACCTGAAGACCCGGAAGACCCTGAAAACCCGGGAGAATAATACAATTGGCCAAGGACGGCTATTGAGGAACCTATTTATGCGTATCGACGACATCTGTTCACCCGGTTTTGTACCTAACTCCCACCGCCTTCGTCAGGAGACTGTCCGGGCTATTGCTTTCTGTGAAACCATAGGAAGCGCTGAGAAGGCCGTAGAGCTACAAAAATACTTTCGTGAGGCTATCGAATACCTTGACCGAGAAATCGTCTCCAGCGGCTTGCCAGAGAGCGAGAAGCCTATTGTGGATGCTGATGCTGTGTCACCATTCGCTGAGGAAGAAGTTGTGGCCGAACCGAAACCTAAAGCCAAAGGAGGCAAGAAGTGAATCTGACCGCAGCGGAGAAGTTAGTTCGACATTTTGAGGGTCTGAAGTTGGAATCGTACCTGTGTCCTGCTGGTATATGGACTATCGGGTACGGGCAGACCAAGGGTATTAAGAAAGGCATGGTGTGGACCAAGGCTCAGGCCGAGGCAGATATGTCTGCCACTGTCCGGCGCTTTGCCGAAGAAGTACGTCAACTGGTCCGCAAGGATACGACCGACGCTGAACTGAGCGCATTCACATCTCTGGCCTATAACATCGGTACTCCGAACTTTAAGACGTCCTCTGCTCTGCGTTGGCATAATGCCCGTGAGTCCGCGTCCAAGGTATGTGCTGGTATCCGTATGTGGAACAAGGCCACCGTCAATGGCAAGAAGATTATCCTGAAAGGTCTGGTACGTCGCCGAGAGGCTGAATGCTCCGTATATACAACTGGAGACTTTAATGAATAAATTTAAGCAATATCTGGGTGCCGCATGGGATTTCACCAAGGAACATGGTGTTACTATCCTGCGTGGTGTGGCTGTCCTCCTTGTAGGTCGTAAGGTTGGTCGCGTTGCCAACCAGTCCGCCGATGTACTTGATACGGTCATCAAAGGGACTAAGAAGAATTAAAGGATAGCCATGTTCGAAGGCACCGGGAACTACGGTTCCCTTGTGACCACCCTCCTTACGGGAGCAGTGGCGGCTCAAACCTCTTATCAGGTATCCCGTATAGTCACACATGATTCTCTGTTATTAGTTGGCATCCTCTGCGTCATCGGTATCGTGGTAGGTCTGGGTCATGCTCTCTCAAGCAAGTCCCCTCTCCCATTCCGCCGTATCGTAGGCAAGGTGCTTATGTCTACTGGCGTGGCCGTTACAGCCGCTGCTGTTTATTACTTCAAACCAAGTACCGACCCGTTAGTCGTCATTGCCATTGGCGCTGGGTTAAGCGTCATGGGTTCTGGCTGGCTGGAAGAGTTCGTCCGTAACAGAACAGGAACCAAGAAGGATGATGGTAGTTAAAAGCTCTCACAAGCTCTACAACGCTCTCAAGGACGAGAGCAGTACGATGTTACCACCTGACCCTGATTAGATGCCTGATGACTTCATTAGCACGTTTTAAGTTGATTCCTGATTACGTGGTTAGCTAGTCCACAGAGGGCAGTCCTAAAATTTGATATAATTTTGTGAGGGGGCAGTCCAACACAAATGAGGTCGCGTTTCCCCCGTAGGCCCGGCCTTCTGGATGGCTAAATGGCTGGATGGATGGATGGCTGGACGGCTAGACGTTTAGACGGCTAAATGGCCAAATGACCGTAAAAAGGGCCGTGGGCACTGATAGGGTCAATCGGGCTGTAAGCCACGCCAACCGGGGTTTCCGCACATTACTTTATAAGAGAGCTTGTAAGGTGTCTGGCGGCGATCCGTCTACGACGGGAGAAGGAAAGAGACGTGGGGT